CAAGTTATAGTGACGCTGCATAGGAGATAATTTATGGCATCTACATTTACGCCTTTAGGGGTAGAACTTCAAGCAACCGGAGAAAATGCCGGAACATGGGGTACTAAGACTAATACAAATTTACAACTTATTGAACAAATAACTGGTGGGTATATTCAAAAGTCTATTGCTGGTGGTGCACAAACTACAGCTTTAACAGTAAGCGATGGATCATTAAATGCAGAACTTGCACACAGGATGATTGAATTTACTGGCACAATTTCAGGAAATCAAATTGTTACGATACCTTTAGATGTTCAAACTTTTTATATTTTAAAAAATTCAACTTCAGGTGCACATACTGTTCAATTTAAATATGCATCAGGATCTGGTTCTACATTTACTTTTTCAGCAACAAACAAAAAAACTGCAATTGTTCAAGCTACAGCAGATGATGGAACTAATCCAAACATAGTAGAAATTCAAACAGGTGGAGATGTTGTTGATGATACATCACCACAACTTGGTGGTAATTTAGATACTAATTCTTTCATGATAGACTTTGATGATGCTCACGGTATCAGAGATGAAAATGGTAATGAACAATTATTTTTTAGCACTACAAGTTCAGCTGTAAATTATTTAAATGCTACAAATGCAGCCACTGGTAATGATCCAAAATTATCTGCTTTAGGTGATGATTCAAATATAGATTTAGCTATTTCACCAAAAGGAACTGGTGAGGTCGTAGTTGGTACAGGAGCAGCAGATGCAACAATCACATCAAGTGGTGCACACAATTTAATATTAGATACTAACAGTGGTACAAACTCAGGTGTAATTACTATTGTAGATGGCGCAGGTGGTAATATTACTATTACACCAAACGGTTCAGGAAACATCGTTCTTGATGGATTGACTTTTCCAAATGCTGATGGATCAGCAGATACATTTTTAAAAACAAACGGGTCAGGTACTTTATCTTTTGCAGAAGTATCTGGTGGTACTTCATGGCAAGCTGTAAAAACTTCTAACTTTACTGCAGCTGCAGGTGAAGGATATTTTATAAATACAACTAGTGGCGCAATTACAATGACACTACCTAGTTCACCAACAATTGGAGATGAAATAGCTTTCATAGATTACGCAGGAACATTTGATACAAATAATTTAACCGTTGGAAGAAACTCAGAAAAAATTAACGGAGCAACAGCAGACTTAACTGTCGCTACAGAAAGAGCAGCGAATACTCTAGTGTATACAGATGGAACACAAGGCTGGTTGCTAAAGAATAATTAAGGAGGTTGAATAATGTCGACCTATAAAGAAATAAAAGGCCAGTTAGTAAGAAAGGTCAGTGAAGATCCAACTGACGCACAATTAGGACAAATCTGGTATAATACTTCAATCGGTACTTTAAAAGGTTATGTTACCGTAGATGCTGCTTGGGCAAGTGGCGGTAATATGGGAACTGCTAGAGATGGTTTAGCAGGAGCTGGATTACAAACTGCGGGTTTAGCTTTTGGAGGACAAGATACAAGTCCCGCACGTACTGGAAAAACAGAAGAATATAATGGTTTATCTTGGGCAGAACAAAATGATTTATCCACGGCAAGAAATATATTGGGAGGAGCTGGTACACAAACTGCTGGATTAGCTTGTGGAGGAGTTATTCCTCCTGGAAACACTGCTACAAATGCAACAGAAGAATATGGTGGTTCGAGTTGGACATCTGGTGGAGCTTTAGGAACTGCAAGATATTTTCTTACAGCCGCAGGAACACAAACAGCAGGTCTAGCTGTTGGAGGTTCTCCACCTGCTTCAGCGGGTTTAACTAACGTTGAAGAATATGATGGATCAAGTTGGACAGCAGGAGGATCTTTACCTGTAGCAAAAAGAAGTAGCGCAGCGTGTGGTACACAAACAGCAGGTTTAAATTTTGGTGGAAAAACGACACCTTCAGGTGGCGTAAAAACAACTGAAGAATATGATGGATCAAGTTGGACAAGCGGAGGAGATATGAATGCAGGTAGAAGAACACATGCAGCAGCAGGGAGTCAAACTGCTGCGTTAGGTTTTGCTGGTTATCCTCCGAATAGAAGTGACTGTGAAAAATATGATGGTTCTACTTGGTCAGTAACTGCAAGTATGTCCACAGCAAGACGTTATCTAGCTGGTGCAGGAACACAAGCAGCAGGTTTAGGTTTTGCTGGATACGCTCCTTCAAAAACAACTGCTACCGAAGAATTTACAGATACGGCTAATGTATCAAAGGTTATAACATCGAGTTAATATGTCAGAATATAAAAACATAATTGGAAAAGGAGTAAGATTTTTATCAAGCAACTTAGATAATGATCAAGCTGAAGGACAGATTTGGTACAATAGCACAGACCAAGTTTTTAGAAATGTGTTAGGTGTTAAAGCATGGTCTAGTGGTGCAAACACAAATATTAAGAGAGGATCTGGATATGGGTTTGGTACATTAACAGCAGGAGTTACTGGTACAGGAGAAGCAGGACCTCCTGGTCTTGTACCTACAGCAACTGAAGAATATAATGGAAGTGGTTGGGCTACTTCAGGAAATTATCCAACACAAGTTTTTTTAATTAAAGGTACTGGAACTCAAACTGCAGGTATAGCTGCAGGTGGTCGGACACCTTCACTTATAGCTAATGCTAATACATATAACGGTACTTCTTGGACTGCTGCTGGTGGAAATTTAAGTGTAGCCAAAACAGATGGAGGTATGTTTGGAATTCAAACAGCTGCTATTTATTGTGGTGGTGCAACACCTACTCCTGGACTAACAAATGATACAGAATTATATAATGGTTCTTCTTGGTCAGAATTAAATAATATGCCTGTAAACAAACAGGTTTTTGCAACTGCAGGCATTTCAACTGCTGCAATAGCATCAGGAGGTAGATTAGCTCCTGGACCATCAACAAATTCAACAGATGAATGGGATGGCACTAATTGGACAGCAGGGCCAAATATAAATACAGCTAGAAGGTATTTACAAGGATGGGGTATTCAAACTTCAGCTTTAATTGCAGGTGGATCTCCAAATGGTGTTGCTGGAAGTGCTTTGACTGAAGTGTATGATGGCACATCATGGAGTGAAACAGGTGATTTAGCATCTGCAAGACATTTTTCAGGAACTTGTCAAAATCAAACAAGTAATACAAGTGGTTGGCTTGCAAATGGAAATGCTGTATCAACTTTTTTCACTGCAACAGAAGAATTTAATGATTCAACAAATGCGATAACAGCTGCAGCTTGGGCATCTGGTGGTAACTTAGGACAAGGAAGAAGACAAGGTGGAAGTGCAGGAACATCAACCGCTGCTTTGTATGCAGGAGGATTACCTTTTAAAGCTGCAGCCGAAGAATATAATGGCACATCTTGGTCAGATGGTGGTAGTATGAATACTACAAGAACTTACTTATCTGGTTTTGGAACTCAAACAGCGGGATTTGCTACAATGGGATTTAGACAATCACCTCCAGGGCCTAATACAAGCACTGAAGAATATGATGGATCTAGTTGGACAAATGCACCTGCAGCTCCTACTGCAAATAATTTTAATGTTGGAGTTGGAATTCAAACAGCTGGTTTTGCAGCTGGTGGAGAAAGTGACGGAGATCTCACTATAGAATATAATGGAAGCAGTTGGACAGCAGGTGGAAATATGAATCAATCTAGAAGAAGAGCAGGTGGAGCTGGAACACAAACAGCAGGTTTTGTTTTTGGTGGAGAAGAAGCACCTCCAAATAAACTAACTAGTAGTGAAAATTATAATGGATCATCTTGGACATCAGGAGCATCATTAAATAAAATCCATCAAGATTGTGCAGGAGATGGTCTACAAACAGCTGCCATGTGTATGAATGGTGATGGGTCAGACGGATCTTGTGAAATATTTGATGGAACTTCTTTTGTAACCACCGCTTCTATGTCATCATCTAGACAAGGTGTTGGAGCAGCTGGAACTACAACTTCCATGACTGCTTTTGGAGGAGATTCTTCTAATTCAACAGAAGAATTTACACCAGAATCATCAGCATTAAATGTTAAGACTATAAGTATTAGTTGATAATGAATAATATTAAGTATATAAGAAAACAAAAGGAGGAGTAACTATGGCACTATTTATATATGGCACTGCTACAAACACTGGAAAAGGATTTTTTACTGTAGAAGACAGAAGAAACTTTTTTCTTAGAGGTTATCCTGCAGACGTTTGGGTCGTTGGTAACAACGAAAAAGGCGCTTTGTGGTTAGCTGAAAAAAACGGTGTTGAAAAGACAAAAGCAGAAGCTCAAGCTCTTGTTACAGCTGAAGTAGAAGCTGCACAAGCTGCGTGGGATGCAATGTCTGATGAAGAAAAAGCTTTAAGACCAGATAGACCAACTGATATTACTCTCCCATAAAGGAATTTTATAAATGTCTGATTACGAGAGTATACATGGTACACGAATAAAATATTTAACTTCGGATCCAACATTAAATTCAACGACCGAAGGACAGGTGTGGTATAACTCGACTTCAAGTACAAACAAAGCATTGGTGCAGATTAAAGCATTTAGTTCTGTTGCAAATTATCCTGAAGCAACTTTTGGACGTGTTGGTGGAGCAGGAACCACAACTGCTGGTTTAGCATTTGGTGGTAGAACACCAAATCCTAGTGCTAATTTTGATAAAACAAATGAGTATAGTGGTTTTAGTTGGACAGCTAGTTCTGATATAGGAACAGCGAGATACGGTATTGCTGGTTGCGGAACTCAAACTGCAGCTTTAGGTGCAGGTGGATATACATTTCCGCAAATAGGTGGAAAAGGTCCACAAAATGCAACAGAAGAATACAATGGTACTTCTTGGACAGCTGGAGGAAATCTACCAGCAGGTATTAACTCAATGTCATTATGTGGTATTCAAACAGCAGCTATAAGTGCTGGTGCTGGTAATTCAACTTTAGCCGCAGGTACTTCTTTAGATTATGATGGCTCTAGTTGGACAGCTAATCCATCACTTAATACCGCTAGACATAACGTAATGGGATCTGGAGGTCAAACTGCTAGTGTGGTTTTTGCTGGTTTTATTCCACCAGCTATTTTTAATGCGACAGAAGAATTTAATGGATCGAGTTGGTCAGAACAAAATAATATGTCTACTGGAAGACGTGATTATAATAGTTTCAACAATACCTCACAAGTAAGCGCAGTTAATTCTGGACACACAACAACAAATGTAAATACCACCGAAGAATATGATGGAGCTAATTGGAGCACTGCACCAAACTCTTCCGCTAGTCACAGAGGTGGCGTGGGATTTGGAACACAATCATCAGGGTTATCTGGAGTAGGAGGGTCGAGTCCTTATCAAGGATGTGAAGAGTATGATTCAAATATAAATGCTTTTACAGCAGCAGCTTGGACAAGTGGTGGTAGTTTAGGAACTGGTAGATATGGTTTACAAGGTGCAGGTACGACACCTGCTGGATTAGGTTTTGGAGGATATGAAGTTAGTGGTGGTTTTAAAAATGAAACAGAAGAATATAATGGATCGTCTTGGTCAGAACAAAATAATATGAATAATGCTAGAGGTTACATGGTTGGTTTTGGAACTCAAACAGCAGCATTAGCATCAGGTGGTAATGATGGTAGTCCTCCAGGTAAAACTTCTGATACTGAAGAATATAATGGATCATCTTGGTCAGAAGTAAATAATGGTAATGATCAAGTAAAAGGTGGAGGCTGTGGAACACAAACTGCAGGTTTAACTTTTGGAGGTCAACCTGGAGCTAGAACTGATACTGCTGAATATGATGGAACTAATTGGACAGCCGGTGGTGCTTTAAATACTGGAAGAACTACAATAGGCGGAGGAGGAACTCAAACAGCAGGGATGGCTATGTGTGGTCAAACACCTCCAAATAACAGAGTTGCAAACTATGAAGAATATGATGGATCATCTTGGACTGCAGGTCCTAATCTAGGAATTGGTAGAAATGTTTTTGTTAATAACGTAGGAACGCAAACTGCAGGTCTTATGTTTGGAGGAACAGTTTCTAATCCTCCTCTTGTTCTTGGAAATGCAACAGAACAATACAATGGAACAAGTTGGTCAAGTGTTGCTAATTTAGCAACTGCAAGAACTAAAGATGGTGGAACTGGTATTCAAACAGCTGGTTTATCTTTTGGTGGTCAAACTTCTCCAGGTAATGATGTAGCTAATACAGAAGAGTTTGTAACTGGAACAGAGACAATTACTGCTTCGACGTTGACAACTAGCTAATAAAGTATATATTAGCTAACGAAAGGATTATTATGACAGAAAAAAGAAATATACATGCGTTAATAGAAAAAGAAGCACCAAGCTTAAATAATTTATTAGATCCAGAAGACGTCAAAGAGTTTAAGGCTATGACAGCCGAGCTTCGTGACACATGGACCAAGAAACAAGTATTTAGAACAGAGACAGAAATGAGAATGTCTGTGTTACAGGATGCAAAGTATCCAACGAGAGCTTCAAAGTATTGGCAATGCGTTAGAGAACAAAACGTATTTTTAGAAAACTTAATGAGTCTATCATTTGATTGTAGAAGATCAGAGGCTAAAGTTAAATGGCTAGAGAAAAAAATCGAAACTGAAACCGACGAATACAAATTAGAGAAATATAAAATAGATTTAGATGAAGCTAGATATGGTTTAGCTAATATGCAATTAGTTGCTAAAGATAGAATGAGAGAAATTAAATTGTGGTCAACTCTTAAAAAAGAATTTGACGATGGTTCATTTGACACTCAAGATGTTAACAGGCACCAACTAGATTCTTATCATTTAATAATGAAAAATAAAGCAGAGACTTTAACTCAAGGATCTTCGCAACCAGAAGTATTTAACGTGTTAGGTCAATTACAAACAATAGAAAGAGTAAAAAAATCAGGAGAAATGATTTACAACAAGAAAGAACAATTAACTAGTGACCTTGGAGCCAAAGAAAAATAAACAATTATTTTTTTTAGTTGCACTTCCTAGATCTGGTAATACTTTATTTACAAGTATTATTAATCAAAACCCAGAAATAGTTTGTACACCTAATTCAATAACATTAGAAATAATGAAAGATTTATTCTTGTTAAAAAATACTGATGTATTTTTAAATTATCCAGATCATAAATCTTTAGATAATGTTTTAAATGTTGTTTATGATATTTACTATAAAGATTGGACACAACAATATATTATAGATCGTGGACCTGTGATGACTCCTGGTAATTTTTCATTGATGCAAAAACATTACAAACGTCCTTTTAAGTGTATAGTAATACTTAGAGATTTAATGGATGTGTTAGCTTCATATGTAAAATGGTACACAGAAAACCCTGATGCATTTCCTAATAGATACGATTGTAAAAATGATGAAGAAAAATTAAGTATGATTATGAATAAAAATGGTGCTGTTGCAAAAGATTTAGAAGCAATAAAAAATGCGTTTAATTATCCAAATATATGTCACTTTGTAAAATACGATAATTTGGTTGCACAACCAGAACAAGAGTTTAGAAAAATATATCAGTTTATAAATCTACCTTATTATAATCATAAGTTTGAAAACTTGAAACAAGTTGAAGTTAATGGTATGAGTTACGACGATAAGATTGTAGGAAAGAATATGCATAAAATAAAAACGGTTGTTAGAAAGGAATACAATCCTTATATAGAAAAAATTCCAGAAAGAATTAAACAGAAATATGGACACATCAGATTTTAATTTTATATTTTTAGGTCAATCGGTATTAAGATATCAAGTGCCTCTTGACGTGTACAACATTGTTAATCATGTCTATGAAACAAAATATTCTGAATTAAAATCTGCTAATAAACAATTAATTGGTAAGATAGAAAAAGAACATAGTTTATTTTATGATGGAGAAAATAGCGAAAAAATGACTAAACATAATCATTTACCACAAAATGTATTGCAATGGTTTCATCAAAAATTTACGCATTACTTACAATGGAACAAGATAAGAGACTACGAATTGCATTTAAATTCTATATGGGTCAATCAAATGTTTCAACATGAATACAATCCAGTGCACGTTCATCAAGGATCATTGTTTACAGGTTTATCAAGTGTTATGATTTTAAAATTACCTAAATCTTATGGTGTAGAGTATTCTGCAGTAGATGCTCCGCAAAATGGTAAACTACAAATATTAGGTTCTTCTAGTGGTCAGTTTGCAAATATAGATTATCAACCAAATATTAAAGAACGAGATTTTTATATATTTCCATATGATATGAGACATTGTGTATATCCTTTTAATGGGCCTGGATATAGAAGAACACTAGCTGCAAATATGGATGTGCAGTATGACCCAATTAAAAACAGAGGAGTAAATTAATGTACGAGAACATTCACATAACCGAACCTAAATGGAAGAGTTGGATAGTACAAACAACAACACCATTATTCACACCAGAGCAATGTAGACAAATTATAGAATGTGGTAGACGTCAACCACCACAACAAGCACAAGTTGGTATGGGTAAACCAGGAGGAGGGACAGATACTAAAAAAAGAGTAACAACAATATCTTGGATACCATTTAAAGAGATGGAACCTATGTATCGTGATCTTTATAAATTTATACAAAAAACAAATGAGAATCATTTTGGTTTTGGTGACATACAAGTAACAGAGAATGCACAGTTTACAGAATATCCAGAAGGAGGTTTCTATGATTGGCATATGGATTGTGATGTGAACATGCAGCACGAACCACCAGTTAGAAAAATATCAATGACATTATTATTAAATGATCCATCAGAGTTTGAAGGTGGTGATTTAGAACTAATGGCACCAGGTAAGTTTGCAGAGTTAAAACAAGGTCATGCAATTATGTTTGCATCATTTTTAAATCATAGAGTTAATCCTGTAAAACGTGGTCTTAGACAATCGTTAGTTTGTTGGTTTGGAGGTAAACCATTTAGATGATAACCGAAGGATTTTTTCCAACACTTATACACGCTGAAGATATTAAATTAGATAATAAACAATTAGCTAATGACATTGTTGCTTGGTCTAAACAAGATGAAGGTGTAAAAAAAACAAATGTAGATGGTTGGCATAGTCAAACTAATATGCATCAAATACCACAATTTAAATTACTAGTAGATGAGTTATTTAAAATGCAACATCAAATATACAAACAAGAATGGTTAGATAGACAACCGAAAATTGGTAATATGTGGGCCAACATAAATTATTTTGGTGGATATAATAAACCGCACATACACCCTAATAGTTTATTTAGTGGTGTGTATTATGTAAAGACACAGGAAAACTGTGGTAAAATAGTTTTATACGATCCAAGACCAGGAATACAAACAAATATGCCTATAAGAGTTCAAGAACAACCACCAAAACATTTATGGAGAGAAGTGCATTTAGAACCAATTGAAGGTAGAATAATTATGTTTCCTTCTTGGTTGTGGCATAGTGTTGAACCTAATAAATCAAATGATATAAGAATATCAGTAAGTTTTAATTTTATACAAGATGGCTTTCAATAAATATCAGATAATAAAAAAAGCAGTTAACTACGAGTTAGCTAATTTTATATTTAATTATTTTTTACTTAAACGTGATGCTGTAGCTTGGATGTATCAAAACAATGTTACGTACGATACAGGAATGCTTGGTACATGGACAGATCAACAGATTCCAAACACTTACTCTCATTATGCTGACCCTGTGATGGAGACTTTGTTAGTGAAAGTATTACCAGTAATGCAACAAGAAACAGGCTTAGATTTAATTCCAACTTATTCATACGCTAGACTATATAAGCATGGAGATGAATTAAAAAGACATAAAGATAGACCTAGTTGTGAAATATCAACTACCATAAATCTAGGAGGTAATCCTTGGCCTATATTTATCGACGGCACGGGGGCTGACAGCGTCATAGACGAGTATAAGAACATACATAAACCGAATGCACCTAAAGGCACAAAAGTCGTGCTTGATGTAGGAGATATGTTGGTATATAGTGGATGCGAACTTGAACATTGGCGAGAGCCGTTTGAGGGCAACATTTGTGGCCAAGTATTTTTACATTATAATCATGTAAATGGCCCATTTGCTAGTAAGAACAAATTTGATGGAAGACCGAAACTAGGTCTACCAGCATTTGTAAAATAGTATTATAATGGAGCCATATGCTACAAAAAATAGGATTTCAACCAGGTATTAATAAACAAATCACACCGACAGGTGCAGAAGGTCAATGGATTGACTGTGATAATGTTAGATTTAGATATGGCACACCTGAAAAAATAGGTGGTTGGAAACAACTAGGAGATGATGCTCTTACTGGTGCAGGTCGTGGTCTTCATCATTTTGTAAATAGTAAGGCTAGAAAGTATGCTATCATCGGTACAAACAGAATTCTATATGCATTCTCTGGTGGTGTATATTACGACATACATCCTATCAAATCTACAACAACGCTCACAAGTGCATTTACCACGACTAACGGATCAACATCTGTCACGATAACTTTCAGTGGAGATCATGGCATAGGTGAGCAGGACATAATATTATTAGATAATTTTTCTACAATTACCAATTCTAATTTTGCAGCTTCAGATTTCGACGATAAAAAATTTATGGTTACGACTGTGCCCAACGCCACAACCATCACAATAACTATGCCATCAGCAGAGTCAGGATCTGGTGCAACGACATCAGGTGGTATCAGAGTACAACATTATTATCCTGTAGGACCAGCAGTGCAGGCAAAAGGTTTTGGTTGGTCTCTTGGAACTTTTGGTGGTGAGGTTGCAGGAGAACCTACAACAACTTTATCTGGTGCAATTAATTCTTCAACTACAACAGGTATTATATTAGCAGACGTATCACAGTTTCCGGACACAGGTACAAACTTTATAAAGATAGGAACAGAGGAGATATCCTATACGGGTATAAGCACGTCCAATGAATTAACAGGCGTCACGAGAGAGGTTAGAGGAACAGACGCTGCATCACATGGTGCAGGAGATACAGTAACCAGCACGACAAATTTTGTGGCATGGGGTGAGGCAGCATCGGGAGATTTGGTGCTAGAACCTGGTATGTGGTCACTAGATAATTTTGGTGATAAGGCTATCTGTCTTATACATGACAGTGCGGTATTTGAATGGAATTCTGCAGCAGCAGGAGCGGAGAACATCAGAGCCACTATCATATCTGGTGCACCAACAGCATCGAGACACATGTTGGTATCGACACCGGATCGTCACTTAGTATTCTTTGGAACAGAGACAACTATTGGAGATACATCAACACAGGATGATATGTTTATTAGATTCTCAGACCAAGAAGATATAAATACTTATATAGAAACAGCAACTAATACA